CTACCTCATTGTTGAAACTGTTGAAGACCTGCGCCCTGCTGGCCTTGGTCTGGGGGTACTTGTTGCTGCGCCTGCTCCTGTTGAGCCATTGCCGCCTCTTCTTGTTGCTGTGCTGCCTGTTGTTCCTGCTCCTGCTGCATCTGTTGAGCTGCGGCCACTGCCTGCGCCGTTGCCTCTTCCTCTTCGGTGCGGGAGATAAAGCCAGCCTCATTGAGCAAGCCATCTGCCACACGAACCGCACCAGGTACGCTGATTGCTGCCAGTGCAGCCTCAAGCGCCGTTTTCTGGGTCTGGATATTCTGACCAGCCAGAACGCCAAGAACCTGCTTCACATCAGCCTGGATCTTGATAATGGACGCCTGATCCTTCTGGGCGGCAACCATATCGCGCTGGGCTTTCGCCTCTTTGCCTGCAATCTCAGCCATAGCCGCACGTTCCTGCAATTCAGCCTGCTTCTGTTGAGCCTGCTGCTTCTGCATTTCCGCTTGTGCCTCTTCCGGTGTCATTTCCTCAGCATCCGGGTCACGCATGCCGGTGATCTGACGGATCCGCTTCACCATTTCCTCGCGCTGCGCAATATCCATGCCTTCAACCACGAGATCGAGCATCACCAGTGCCACTTGTGGTGCGACCGGTGCCAGCTGCTGAAGCAATGCGAATAGCTCTTCGGTCTGGGCCTGTCTGACCGTTGCACGCCAGTCAGCATCACTGATGACGAAATCGGCCTTGCTGCGGATAATATCATTTTCCGGCAGTCCGTCGTTAATCGTAATGTATTCCGGTGTACCGCGCATGTTGGTGATACGGAATTGCTTCTGATCGCTGAAATATTGCTCGATCAGTGACAGTTCCTTTTCGCCGTGGATCTGGACGGCGAAGCGCAGGTTATCGAAGATCCCTGCTGTAGTCATGCTGCCTTGCTCTTGCCGCGCCGTGATTGCTCGGCCTGAGGTCGCATTGGTCTGACGGCCCATGTTCTCATCAGTCACGCCAGAGAGAGACTGGATCATGCTGATTGACCGGCTCATGAGATCCAGGTGTGCAGGTGCCAGCTCGCGCTCTGCATTGATGGTCAGCTCATAGCCTTTCTTCTTCACCAGGATGGCATCAGGACGGCTAACCTCATCAGCAAACTCGTCTATGTCCTCCACCGCGCCCTCGTCCATGATCACCTTATTGGTGGACAGGATATGAAGAGCCTTTGAAGCACGCTTGTTAATGTCCTCCTGCATATCCCGCATAGAGCGGATCATGCCGTAAGGAAGGTTGTCGCGGCCACGGCGATAGCACCAGATCGGTGTGAACGGGTAACGGTTGTGCCGATACGGGCTTTCACTGAACCAGAGCATGCCAGTGTTACAGAAGATCGCCACGTGCATACGCATGAAGCCGTGCCGATCCTTGGGAACAGCGCGACCAGCGGCAATCTCTTCTTGGTGTGCCGGTGCCGGATCCTTCTCGTTGTATATCTCGCCTGAGAAGTCACCGCCGACCATGCGCTTTAGGTTGGTTGGCTTGGTGTACCAGCATTCGATCAGGCGTACACGGCGGCGGTCATGCCCATTGATCGAGTTGGTGCTTGATGCGTAGCTGTTGAGTGCATTCTCCTGGCTATCCATGGCCTCATCGCCGTCGCTATCGAGGCCATAGGAGTGATTGCCTGCTGCACTGGATCTGAGAATGCCCTTACGGTCAGGGAACATCGCCTCGGCAATATCGAGGTCTACCCACTTGGTACGGAAGATATAGCGACAGTCAGACAGATCCTTTTCGGTGCTTGCGCTATCCCATAGGATATTCCGCCAGCTCTCATACCGGTTATAGACCGGCTCGCCGTCGTCTTCTTCCTGAACGCCTGACTCAACCCAGCCAATCCCGACCTTTACGCAGTCCTCAAAAGCACGAGAGCGATGGAACGGCGAACGGTTCACATCGCTCAGGTACTTCATGAGCTGGGTCTTACGCTCAGCAGGTTTGCCGGCATCTTTGCGCCGTGGCAGGATCTTGTAATCACTACGGCCACGCTTCTCCGTACCGATCACCCAGTTAATGCTGCTCGAAATGACGTTATAGACCAGCGGCACCTGGCCGCGATCCTTCAATACCTGTGCGTCCTCTTCACGCCACTGGATATTGTCATAGAAATCTTCATCGATGGCCTGCTCGATCCGGTTCTCGGACTGGCGCTCAAGCTCAGACTCGTAGAGCGCCGTGAGCATATTGTGCTGGCGCTCCATTCCCGGACTGTCGAGCTTGTGCTTCTTCCTGCCCTGTGCTGGCTCGTCATCTGTCGGCAAGCGCGTCCAAGGGTCATCTGATCGGGTGCGACCAACGGCGATGCTCATGCCGCTGTCTTTATAATCTGCATCAAACACGTTCGATGATCTCCCGATGATGGACCTTTCCTGTGTCATGGTCTGTGTGAAGAACATCTGCGACCACGATCACCTCAGCCGGTTTCGGCGGGATACTCAGCAGGTCGCCTAGATGGTCATGAATGAGTGAAGCCACCTTCATTGCTGTGAAGGTGTTGAGGTAGTCCATGCCGTTCGCCCGTAGGAATGCGCCTACTAGCTGCGCGTTGCTCCGTGGATCCACGTCCCTGTCTTCTATGTTCCAGCGATATGCGTCATCTACCAGGACAACCAGTGGAACAGCCTTCCCCACTCGAAAGGCTGGCAACACGACAAGGCACGGCCTCAGGTCCTGCCCGTGCCATGCCCCGTAAAGCATCAGATCGCCGCGCCGTTTGGTAAAGGCTGGCTGTGTCAGATCGAGGTCGTACCCTGCCATGTGTGATTCTCCGTTTATGTCATAGCCTATATGTTGCCATTTTAACAACACATCAGGCAAAGTAACGAAATTATATTTTATACGCCTCAGCACGCACCACTACTGACGCCGTGCCACTGTCTTTGCGCTTGAACTGAACCTGGTTAGCATTGGTCAGGCCATGGATCTGACGCTGAGCACCAGCCGGGATGATCATCGTGTTCCCTGCTGCACCACGGCGATACTCAAGATCGGTGCCGGTATCGTTCATCACGTCCAAGAACTCACAAGCCAATGAGGCGAACGCAGTAAACGACGTGCCATCTGCCGCCGTGTTCAGGTTCGTGATCGTGACTGTGGTGAACTTTGGAGCTGAGATAGCCGCTGTAATGTCTTTTAAACGGCCTAGCACGGTGTTTGCTGCTGGGTTCGCTGAGATCGTACCGAACAGGTCCACCAGCGACTTCAATCGGCCTAGCATGGTGTAAATGCCAGGTGAGGCGACCACTTCACCCTGTCGCTCTATGATCGGTGTGATGTCTGTAGATCCACCGCCACCACCTCCACTTGGTACGGGATTGCCGTTCTGATCAACGATCATCACGAACGCTGCGCCGTTTGCTCCTTTCTGTGGCACGTGTCTGCCACTGTTGTCCTGATAGCTCATACATCATTCCTCGCTTTGTTTTGGCGATGTTCTGATTGCGTGCTCCAAGTACACAAAGCCTTTCTCAAGCTCTGTGTTCGCAATGCTGATCTTTCGTTGATCTAAATCAGGAAGAGTGCGCAATTCAGCGATAAGGCTGTCCGTTTCTTTCAGTAGCTTTGATGCTTTGAAAATAAGATCGTCTCTATACGACATAATCGATTCCCTCTAAGTCATTGATTGTTCGTTGCGTCTACGTGAATGAAGCAGCACAACTACCCGCTAAATCTATTTTCATTCACGTACAGCGAACGTTTAAGCGGCCATACCGCCTTTATTGCGCCGTCTCGGCCTTTTACCCGATGATACAGTATGACTATTGTTCGTGAAAGTCTGAGCTGCTTGACGGAATGAGTCAGCACCTTCTGAATGCTCATCGTGTAGCGGTACTTCGGTGTAACAGCCCAGACGATCATTCCAGGTACGGCGATAGCTATCCAGGTGATTGATACCATCCTTACAGCCTTCCTCATCGAACCAGCATGAAGACAGGTAATCACGGGTCGCCTGAATGCCGTGCTGGATCTCAGGCACACGCTCAACGATCTCCACATTACGCAAGCCAAGGTTTTCAAGCATGGTGCGTGGTGATGTGTTGCTGACTTCGCCTTGACGCTCGTGTGCGCCGTCATGCGGCAGGTAATGCCTTCCCCAGATACAGCCAGTTTCCTGCGCGAACTCCTGCAATTTGCTCACGAAATAAGAGTAAGGCTCGCCCCAGCCTTCAAAGAACCGGATAAAGCGATGCTGCACACCGATCTGCTGATGCAGCCATACCGCCGTACCATCGCGGTTGCCGATGTCCCAGAACGTATTGACCGGATAGCCTGGCTCGAACGGTACACGTGTGATGCGCTTCTCTTTGCGCACCTTCGCCATCTGCACGGCGTAGTAACACGCCTTGTTTGAGACCTGAAACGCCTCTTCTGGTGTGGATGGGTACTCCTGCCACATCGCTGACTCTTCGCCAGAGAAGTCGTTATCTCGTGTGGCGATGTACCAGGCTCGCTGCTCAATATCGATACAGCAGTCCATCTGGCCCTCAACCGTATCGAAATACTCATGATCGGCGCGTGTCATGATCACGCCGTCTGGGTCCATTCGGTAGTTTGGCTCCTGCCACCACGGGAAGAAATGGAAACGGTATTCCTTCAATGTGAGACGGCGACCGAGCTGCGCCAGCTTCTGTGATTTCGTGGTCATGTTGTAGAAATGACCGGAGCGGCCTTCCGCCGTGGACTCGATAAAGAGCATGCCGCCACGTGTCGGGACCGTTGGGATAGATCCTCGCACCACTTCCTCAGCACGGTCTGGGCGCTTGGCACAGATCTTACCGAACTCGGAAATGTGCAGGTAGTGCATCGTGCCCGAACGCATCGATGTAGATACACGGATCGAGCTGTTGTTATGTGCGAATAGAAGCTCTTCAGCCGCATCACGTTTGAGCGGCATATTGGCCTTCAACGGCGGTGGCAAATTATCGTACGCAAATTTCACCTTGTCACGGAAGATAGCCTTCGCTGCGTCTTCCTCGTGCGCAATGATACCGGCTCGAATGTTCCGTCTGAACAGGGCACAGTCCAGGAAGAAGATACAGATCAGCGTCGTGAAGCCGAGCTGACGTGCCTTGAGAATGATGTTCCGTGAATGCAGGCGCTTGAGTAGCCGCCGTTGTGCGCGATTGGGTTTGAACGGTACGACCAGCACATCATCATCGTCGCTGTTGTCGTCCCCTTTGATCATGATCTTGTAGAGCTGACCTGAGCACAGCCGCCAGTACGGATCAGACAGACACCACTCCATCTCCCGTTTTGTCTTGGGCACAAATTCTAGCGGCACATCCCTTGGCTTAACCTTCGAGAGGTCATCAGGGATCAAAGGGCGAGCGTTCATCTGGCTATAGTCGGTCTCGTGGATGAGTATCAGGATCGTTCATACACGTGATTATGCAACATAGCCTTATCAAAGTCGATAATCGGTAGAATTACGCCGTTTCTATTATTGAAGCAATACTTGCAATTATTGCAATAGGGTGTTATAATGCTTCTAAATGGCGGTATTTCTACTAACTATCGCTAACCAGAGAACAACAACGCAAGGGGCATAAATATGAAGCCAATCACCGGCAAAACGGCGATGATCGCTCTAGCCGCAACGTTCGCTATGACAGCATGCAGTGATGATGCAGCTATCGCGTCACACAACCTGTCCAAGGCTGCGGATAATTTTGAAGTGAACCGCCGTACCGTTTTCTATAACGGCATTTCCGGCGAGTACATGCTGAGCATCGAGGGTCTGTGCTCTATCACTGCTGACGGCGCGGATAACCAGCTGGAAGTGACCTGCAAGACAGGTGAAGGCGCATACAAGAAACACTTCTTGGGCCTGTCGGACAACGTGACCTACTTCTCTGAGCAGATCGAAGCGAACAACGTGAGCAAGTATCACTATCGCGTTGTGTTCAAGCCGCAGGCGATCATTCCAGACGTGGATTTTCGAGCTGATGCTCAGGCGTTGCTGAAATAAGCAAATAACAACCAAGGGGAATAACTATGGATATAGTTCAAAAGCGCAAGCTAATGGTCGCCGTGGAAACACTGGCTGTTCGTCCAGGTAATGCAACCGAGCACACGCTTGCAGACGCAATGGTTGGCTTCCAGGAGCTCATCAAGCACGTGAACAACGGCGAGCTTGGTGTGGTGTACGTGGCTCACAATCCACAAGCTCAGGAGGATCAGTCATGAAACAGATCCTCACAATCTCAACGATCAGCCTGATCGTTAGCCTCACCGTTATGGTCGCTACCGTGTTTATCCTGCCGTTCATCGGAACATTCACGGCGGACCAACGCGCCACAATCTTCGTGATGTGCTTCCTGGTCCTGCTCCTGTCGCTGATGGGCGCTCTGGTCTCTTCAATCAATCTAGGAACAAAAGGGGAACAACCGGAATGAGTAGGCACGAGTACGATCTCCATCCAATCGACGCGCCAGGCTTTGATCTCGCTGAATGGATGTGGTGTGCGAAATGGTGCCAAGACAAACGACTGAGCCCATACGACGCAGAAAACTGGGCAGCTGCAAAACAAGCATACAAAGCACAAGGAAAGAATGATGACTAAAGCAAACAAGATCGGTGCTGCTGTGATGAGCTTTATGTTCGTTATGGCGGTTATCACCTTAATCATTGAAAACGCGCTGATGTAGTCGGCGCACCAACCAACGAACCAGAGGAAACAGCCAATGAGTAAATATATCTGTGACACCTGTAACAAGCCAAAGCCTATCGACACCAGCCTGCTCAAGGTGGGCGATGCGGTCAATTTCACGGTGCAGTCCATTGGACGCAAGACGGCGGGCTTTCGCAGCAAGACCGGTGTGATCACAGCCATCGAAGGCGATAAGTGCTGCGTGGAAACCAAGGGCGCGGTTCATGTGGTGGATCGGGACAGTCTCACGCCGTCAGATGCGCCGTCACCGCTCACATGGATCTTCGGCGGCTGTGAATGCAAGCAAGAACCAGTGCAGGAGGCTACTGTATGAAATTAGCCCTATTGGTTTATCTTGCAAGCGTGGTGGAAGGTATCTCTCTCATCTTTGGACTTATCGGCTTTTTTGGGGTGGTATTTTATTTCCCCATTCTGGCATTAATGCACTTCTCCAACTATGGGATAAGAACCCACGAGTTTGAACGTGAGGCCGCGTTAGATAAGCAAAAAGCTATCATGAAGTCATACACAAAATACTGGAAGCTCGCCGCCGTTTGTTTCCCACTGCTGCTCGTGCTCTCTATTCTTTTACCAAAGGAGCGGACCATCTACCTTATGGCCGGTGCCTACGCCACTGAACAGATCGCCACCAATGACCGTGTGCAGAAGATCGGTTCAGACGTGCTGGAAGTGATCGAGCAGAAGCTGGCCGAGCTCAAAGATCCTGCCGAACCGGCTCAGAGGTATTCCTATGATTGAGTATTGCATGCTCTGTCAGGCAGTCACCGTCCATAGTGACGGTCGCTGCGTAGTCTGCGGTTGCAGGCTCTAAACAACAATAACCGGGAGAGAATAATGAAGAACAAAGCCTTTTGTCTGGGCGGATCACAGGACGGCGTGAAAGTCTGCCTAAACTCCAGCCAGTTTTATACACCGAACCACGAGTCGTACTCGATGTGCGAGCTCAGCATAACCAACCAGCACGGCTATCCAGTGCCGCAGCAGTTCTGGAAGGCCGACCACATCAGCATGGGCCAGGCGATGACACTGGCTAATCAATACCGGCCACGCTGAGGAAAGGAATATGAAGGCTACTGATTTTGTCGGGAAGTTTGGAATAAAGGCTGTGATACGTGACTTTGGTCACTATTTCAAGGATGCTAATGTTGGCACAATAGAGGGATTAACACATGAAAATGAATACTTTGAAGTGGATGGGGATGAACTAAAGCGTCTTGTTGAAAGCCATAAGCTAGTTGAGCACATGATAAAAGACCATAATAAATCTTTTCCTGAATGTCAGATAGATTTAATCGGGCTAAAGTCTTTATCTCGCGGTGCTGGCTCTAAATTGTTCCCGAAGAAACTTAGTCAAGCCATCGCAGACGTAGAAGCCTGCCAACCATAACCACCACTTAACAAAGAACCCGCGAAATGCGGGTTTTGTTATTACTCATCCTCCACCGGCTTGAGTGTGTTGCCAGGCAGTGAGTTGAGCAGCGTCACCAGAGGATTTTCCGCATCGCCCTGTAGCATCAGCTTGTCATTGAACATGCCCAGATGACGCGCCACCTGATCCAGTGCCGCCTTCTGGTCGTGCATTTTCACCTCAAGCCCCTCCTTCGTCTGCTTGATCCCAGCGAACAGCGCCTGTCCCTGCGGTGAAAGATTGCGGGTGTCTCCAAAAAACAGATCTAACTTTCCCTCACCATAACAGCGGGGGCAGTCTTCATGCGGCTCACGGCGCGGATCAAAGCCATACCCGCCGTCATCGGTCGGCAGCACAGCCTTGTAGTTCGGATCGTCGGCCTGGATTGCTTTCTCTTCCGCTATGGCTGCTCTCAGGTGGCTTTCGTACTCCTGCTCATCCTTCCACTGAAACTCGTGATTGATCCCGTGACAGTGACGGCAGTTATTACGGCGGATCTGCGTCAGCTCGTTCGGGTCCGCCGTCGCAATATGCCAGTACCGTTCGAGCACCTTGTCTTGAGTGATACCGGTCCTGGCCGAGCGATCTTTCATCGCCTCCTGAATGGATTTGTATAGCAGCGGCTTGAGCTCAGGGTTCTTTACCCATTGGAACGCCTTGGTCCTTGCCACTGTCTCAGCATAACCTGCCGCCTTGGCAGCACGGTAAGGGTTAAGGTCCACCAGGTACTCATCACGGAACACCTGATCCCTTGGCGTGAGCTCACCCTTTTCCTCAGCTGAAATGCGAGCCGGATTGGTCTCACCGGTCGCGCTCGCCTTCCGCTTATTTTCCTTTCCTTTCTCTGCCATACCTGCCGCCTGTCTGAATATGTCACTGGGCTTGACTCCGCCCCATTGGAGGCAGACAAACGCCCATTCGATTCTTATGTTGCTATTGTAGAAACGGAGGTTCCAAATTGCAAACAGTTGCATATCTCACGCTCCAGGTACTCATGTGGGAGAGCGTGAAGCTGGCGAACGGCGCGTACCGGATACAGAACATTAAACAGCTAACAGAGCCCCCAGATCTCAATGGATTCAGGAATTGTACGGAGTGCGACAAATTCGCAGATCAACTGAATTGCGTGCGCGGACACCTGCGCATCGAGAGCACAGCTAGCCTCTGGATTGGAATGACGAAGCTGCGTGATGGCTACATGGATGTGGCTGCCGTGAGCTGGATGATTTAGCCACTGTTGCTGAAATTGTGGCAAAAAAAATGCCGAGTACACTTGGAGTTATAAGAGGCTCGTGTACTCGACAGAACTGGGCCGCCAGCAGTAACGGCGCGGGATCATCATAACCGGCCATTTGTATGACAGGTATATCCGGTTTAAAATCCTTACTTGATTTCAACACAAGTGCAGCAATTGGGCTGCCACTACCGAGGAAAGGTTATGAACGAACCACAAAACGAGCCGGTTACACCAGACGAGATCGTTGAATTTATTGAAAGCCAGAAGCTGCCTGAAGAGAAATCAACCGGCCTTCGCCTGCTGCGCCGTGCGGCTGAGACGATCACATGGAATGAGGGCCAGATCTCCGACATCCTACAACAGGTCGGTTTAGCCTTAGGCGCTGAATTTCGGGAAGAGTTTGCGGACGGCTATCACCTGAGCGATCTGCTCGATCATATCCGAGGAATGCACCAGGATCTCGAAGATGCACGGCAGGCGGTCACGGACCATCAGAGCATTATCGATAATCTGAGAAAGGCTCAGAATGTGGGTGAGGCTGCCAATGCTAAGGTTGAACCGGCTATCACCGTAGACAATGAGGCAATTGCCTGGGCTAAGGATGCGACCAAATTTGCGCATAAGGTCCAGGGCTTCGCTTTGTCGCTTGAAGGTAGGGCGGGTTCTATAATTATGAGTGAGGCTACGGAGATCATCGAGCGCTCGCCCGTAAACTAAGCTCACACCCTGTATGAAACATGCCGCCATTTCGCACCATTTGCGCTAGGCGGCATTTTTATTGTCTGGGATAGGCTACCCCAGCGCAATAGGTCTTGAAACGCTCTAACCGCTCGTTCTTTCCTGCTTCACAAAATCGATCAGGTCGTAGGTCCTGCCGGTGATCGTCACGCCGTAGATGATATTGCGAAGGCTCAGCTCGCTTGAGTTATCCCAGCGCTGGTACACGTCATTCCAGAACAGCAGGCAGTTGCGGCTCACTTCCCACGATCCGCGCTTATAGAAACGGGTGTATCCTTTGTCGCCGTGAATGATGAGCCCGTAGTGAGCGCCTATGGCTTCGGCTGTTTCAAGCATCTTACTCATAAGTGCAGTGTACCGCCGTGATCGCAGCGGCCAGCTTGTTCGGCCTTAGGTTTGGCTTGCACTCAAAGTGGTCCGCATAATGGCGTTTAATGACCTGTTCAAACCGCTCATAATCCTTCTGGCGATGTGCCGCCTTGCGTGCTGTCTTAGCGTTCGTTGTCATGCTCCAGACACTCCTAGAATATCGACTCAAGTTGATGAATTTTGAAAGGTAGTTTCAGTGCTTTCAGTAGCCGCACCCCAGACACACAAGGCTTACTGGTATCATCATGGCAGGCCCAAGTTAGGCCGTGCAAAGCTCTCATTTCGATGATGTCTCTAGGAGATGGTAGGCAGCCGTAGTTCTGGCTCATTTCAGTTGCCTCGTTCCCGTAATTGACTGGACAGGCTTCACCGCCACACGCGCCTTTTGTGCAGTCAACATCCAGCGACCAATACGAAGCATTGGCGAGAGTCTTCCCCAGCTGCTCTCTCGACACTACATCAATGTTCAACACGGGTATTCTGTGCACACCCGCCGTGCTCTCATTCTTTTCCATGTTCCAGATACTCCGCTGTTGTCGTTGTCGTTGTTTGATACGTCTGTTCATTTTGGTGTTCCTGTAATTGCTTGATTGCTTCCGCCTTCCGTGCCTCAAAAGCCTGTTGAGCCTGCTGCTGTGCCTCAAGCCGATCCCTGATGACGCTCTCATCGCGCTCTTTGAGCTTCTTCGATAGGTCGGCCAGCTGTTCGGACAGGCGTTGACGGTTCGCCTGCTCTTCCTGTTCGCGTGCTGCTTTCTGCTCTGGTGTCTCGTTCGGCGGCGGCAGCATGGCATGGTCCACTTTCGGCGGCGGCAACAGGCCAGCAGTGACAGCCTGCTTCAATGCCACTTCGCGTAAATGCGGATCCCAACCGGCAGAGATCTCATAGACCGGCTCGCGGTTCTCTCGCTTGGCCTGGTCCACAAGGCGCTCATACGCCGGAATGAATGCCATCCGTGCGCCAATCTTGTCGCCACCTTCCAGTATCGGGCGAGCCACCTCCAAGGCTTTTGCCATTTCCGGTGTCCAGACCACTGTGGCTGCCTCATCAGTGGCAGGCAGGGCAATGGCCCATGCTTCATTGGCGCTGAGCCATTGTGGGCCGCTCGTGCCTTTCTCTTCTTCGATGGTGCGGATGATGTCGGCAGGCTTCGGCATGAAGGTGCCTTGCTTCGGATCCTTCACCCAATGATCGCATGCCCAGCGTACCTGCTCGATGGGGTGAGCGATCAGCGCATTCCAATACAGGCGCAGCAGTGCCGGTGTCGCATCCTTGCCGTACAGAAGCATGACAACTTCCATGATGTCGGCAAACTCGCGTTTATCCTGAGGATCGTGCATTACCAATCCTCCCCGACAAAGCTGTTCACAGCGCTACGGTTACGGTCTTCCAGTGCCTGCTGTCTTCCAGCTGCTTGAACCATTGGCCTGCCCGTTGCCCATTGAGTGCGGTATGACTCAGCAGAGGACAGCAGCACGCCGAGATCGTGAGTTTTGCGGACCACAAAAGGGTCATTCACGTTGAGCACATAGAACTCAGCGACCGGTCCTGCTTCGATACCCAGACGTTGAACCAGCTGCTTGATCTGAGCGTTGGCCTTGGCATTACGAAGAGGAGTAATTTTGTAACGAGCAAGGTGAGCATCGCTGTATGCCTTCCAAACCTCGTTAGTCACGTTTGAGCCTTCAGTGGTATCCGATTGCTTCCTGCGTTTCTGTTTTGACAACACAGCTGGTAAATTTTCAGAGCCCGATGCGGAGGATTCCGCAGCGTCAAGAATATCTGTTGTATTCTCTGTTGTATTCTCTGTTGTATTCTCTGTAATGTTTGTCAGTTTTCCGCTGACTTGTTCGCCGGTTTCCGGCAAGCCAGATTGCCGGTTTTCATCATCCCAGTTTGCCGGATTTCGGCAATCAAGTTTGCTGGCCTTTTTAGGGTCGCCTTTCACTAAAAGCGACTTCAGTACCTGCGTGTTTATCCGGTAATACAAGCGAGCTGGTACACCACGGCGAACCTCTTCCAGCACACCTAACGCACATAGTTTTTTGCGAGCTCCTTCCTGCTCGTGCCTGGTGAGGCCGGTCTCATCCTCCCATTCTGCCTGAGACTTATAAAACCAGCCGTCGGGATTGCTTGTACGGCGCGACCAGTACAGCGCCTGAGACAGCATTACAGCGCCAGTGATGCCAGCACCAAGCCAGACAAAACAGCGATGATATGCAATTGGACGGTCTAAAATATCGAGCAAGGTCATTGCAGCACCTCGCTACTAACCGGCACCACCATTGATGGCGCATAGTGCGAAACGACACCCCAGCCCCATTCGCTATAAATAATTGTTTCACTGGCAGTAAAAGCTGCTTCCTCATTGCGAATTGCGTCCACGATCACATCAAGACTAGCAATGAAGAACTCTCGCCCTTCATTGACACGGTACTCGGCAAGGCGAGCATGAACTCTGCGCTCCTCAAGAGCTGGGTTCTTTACTTCCGCATAGTACACAACATCAAAAGCCTCAGGCACGCCAGTAGCCGAAGATAGTTCAGCAGCTCGCGCCTGTGGTGAACGTGTGGTCATGCCCACCTTGTAAACGTCCGGCATATAGTTGTTTGCCAATATGTAGACAAAGCCAAATGATTCATTACTCATATCGCCTCCCATTTATGATGAGTGGCGACGGAAACTGTTGTTTTGCGAACAGTTTGTGTTACAATCAATTTGTCCATGAAAGACTCCTTGGTTTTGTTGTTTCCAGAAGCCCCAGCTATTTCCCCTAGCTGGGGTTTTTGCATTTCAATCGTCATAAAAATTTCTCGAATAAATCTATGGTTGTTTCACAAGCCTGAGACTGAATTGATGTCTCGGCTCTCGCCTCTGTTTGAGCGCTCTCTATGCGGTCACTGGCGATCTGGAAGTAATCCTGATCAAGCTCAATGCCGACGAACCTGCGGCCAGTGTTTACACACGCCACTCCGGTTGTTCCGCTGCCCATGGTGAAATCTAAAACCGTTGCACCCTCATCCGTG